AATACTCTAAACGTGTTATTTCAACCTGGGGAGATCCTAGTGGTGCACAATGGATTTCTGAGTTCTCCCAACGTGGCATCTACATCACCCCGGCCAACAAAGAAGTCGGGACCAATTTCAACACGTGGGTTAGGTATGGTATCGAGAAAGTATCCGAAAAGCTTAAGCAAATACCAGGAAGGGTTGTTGAGAAATGCGGGGGTAGAACTGCATCACTTTACGTCTTCTCCACTTGCACGAATCTTATCCACGAGTTCGAAACCTACCGCTGGAAAGAAAAGAGTGTCAGCCAAGCCCAAGACTTAAACGAGCCGGACGTACCGGAGAAGGCCAATGACCATGCTTTAGACGCGCTAAGGTACTTCGCTGTCAGTTACCAGAAAGAAGATAACGATATGACCTTGCCCGATGATACATGGAGGTTTGAGAGAGGGTGGTATTGATGCCCACTCTCATAATCGAAGCCACTAGCCTTATTAGAAACAACCAAAACAACCACAATTCTGTAGTTTTTGTCGACATGATGCACGATATGCAACAGATGAGAGACGGGGTGTACTCGTGTACTTTAAGAATAAACGACGGTTATATAACCGATTACGTATTAATGGACAACAATGATAAATCCAGCCCACCAGCAATTCATAAGCCGAGTTAATGGCGAAGTGTCAAAGACCCGGCATGGACAGATAAGCGTAGTCGTCTTACTGCGTGGGGGATTACCACTCATGAAGACTTGCCGGACTACCATCATGAAGCGCAAGAAGTACAAGATTCAGAAGTATTGACAATTGTACGACATTGCACTATAAGCAATTTAGGTATAGCGTTAAAAGTCGCGAGCCACCTTTTTATAAGGGTGGCTTTTTTTATGGCTTAAGGAGGCTGATGAATGACTTAATCGACCAGGTTTTAGGAAGATATACAGCCGCCGACAACTACTTAACGGATAAGCGGGACGAATGGGACGAGTACGAAGATTTATTCCACAATGTTATTTCTGATTCTATTTCTGCTACGACTAAGTCGCAGATGTTTGACCCAGTACTTTCTACCATGGCCATTGAAAGGTCAAACCGGGTTATGGCCCAATTGCCGGTGGGTAAAGTCAAGGCCATGAGTAAAAACGACGAAGGGGCGCAGAAGCTCATGAACATGGTCTTAGAGAAGTGGGTCTTACCCAACGCCAGCGCCCAATTTGATTTTCTAACCAAATGTAGGATTGTTGATCTTTACTCAAACATTTACGGTAACTTCTTTGCCTTTATCGACTGGTGCGTTAAGGACAACGGTTATATCGGTCCGGATATGTGGCTACTTAATATCCGTGATGTCTTTCCTCAAGTGGGGTCAGTCTCTTTAGATGATTCCGATTTTGTCATTGTGCGAACCTGGAAACCCATATCCTACTTTGAATCTCTAAAAGACATGGAAGGGTTTAAGAACGTCAACTCTATTTACGAGAAACTCAAGAAGATGGATGGTGACAAGTCCCAGCGTGGGGCTTTAGAGAAGTCTAGTCGCGAATCCAAGTACCCCGATCCCATTCCCGCTAACAAGTCCGGTCAATTCTCCGTGATCTCCATGTATGAGCGAGATAGGTGGGTGGATTACGTCCCCGGCGCGCATGAGATCATGAGAGACATTGACAACCCCCAGGATAACGGTGAGTTGCCGGTCGTGTGCAAATACTCCATTCCCTTATTAGACGACTTTATGGCGATGGGTGACTTTGAACGGGGAAAGACCGAGCAATACGCTTTAAACTCTCTATGGAACCTCTATTTAGACGCGGTTAAGATTTCGATCTTCCCCCCGACGATTATCAACAAAGACAACATCGCCGATGCCAATTCAATTAAGTTTGGACCGGCGGAGAAGTGGCTAGCCCGCAAAGACATTAACAACGTGGCCCAAACCCTAAACCTTACCCCCCAAGGGACCAATACCTTCAACAACACCTACCAAGCGTTACGGGGGGCGATGCAAAATCAATTCGGGACTACGTTTACCGACGTGTCTGCATCAACCGACGTGATGATGGGCAAGACTCCGCAAGCGCTGGAGATGCAAGCCTCAAGACAAAACGCCCGTGATTCAGCTGATAGGTTTTATATGGAACAGTTTTTAAAGAAGGTGATGAACCGAATGACTAACTTAATTAGCAAAAAGCAACCCAAAGCGCTAAGCGTGAGGTTATTCCCCAACGAACTGGAAGAACTGGCGCGGCAATACCCCGAGATGCAGGAGATGTATAACGATAAAACCGGTCAATTAAAGATCCCCGCTTCCAAGTTTAAGGGCTGCATTTTCGATTACGAGATGGTCTCAGGCTCTACCTTCCAAGCCGACCAGAACGAACAGCAGAAGAACTTACTCTCACTCTTACAAATGTTTATGCAAAGTCCTCAACTGATTCAGTATCTTCAACAAACCGAACAGAAGATGCCCATGCTTGGAGAACTGATTACCCGGATCTTAGCCAATTCAGGGATCAACGACTGGGACAAGATCTTAGTTGACTTAAACGAAGGCAACCCTGGCCAAGCCAATGACCAGGTCTTACAGCAACACGCCCAAATCTTTGAACAAGCCGCCCAGGAAGCGATGGGGAACATGAACCAGATACCCCCCCAACCGGAGGTCATGAATGGACCAGCAAGCTATCCGGCCTGACTTCATTGATTTTAGAAAGATCATTGAAAAAACCAAGCCACAACCAAAAGAACCGGAACTGATTGAAGAAAAACAATTATCACAGCTTGCTAACAGTGACGGTTGGTTGGTTCTTAAAAAGTACATTAACGAATTACAAATAGATTTAGCGAACATTAACAAGTCAATGATGGAGCGGGGCGCTTCCTTTGATGAGATCGGCAAGAACGCAGTCATCGTTCAATTAGCCAACGAATTACTCACTAAAGTGATTCAGAAGGTCGAAGATGCCAACGAAGCCATCAATCAATCTAGCCGATGAGCTAAAAAGCGAGGAAATACCAGGCGAGGACGCACTGTATACCCCCGATTTCGTCTTTTTGCCCAAAGGACGGCATACCTACCGCCAAGAAGGGCCTTATTTAGTCTGCCGGTCATGTGAATTACACCACGCGCTATGGATTGGCATGGAAAAGATCATGGTTGGTGAGAATGATGATGGCCAACCCATTTTAAAAGCAAGGAAAGAAGTGTTTGCGAAGTAGGTAGCTCCTACTTCTCAAACGTATTCTCTCATTACGAAACAGGTGTGATGTTAGTTAACAAGTGAAGGAGTCCTATGCAGGACGAAGACACGGCGTTAAACGAACCAGCGGAAGCAGAAACCGCAGAAGCTACTACGCCGGTAGCTGAAGAACAAACGGCTGAAGTAGATTCCACTACTCCAGAAGAAAGCAAAAAGGGCTATTCAGCCAGAGTGCAGGAGCTGGCCAACCAAAAGAAGGCAGCCGAAGCCGAAGCCGAATCCCTTCGCGCCAAATTAGCGGAACTTACCTCCCAAGTCGGGAATCAGGAGTTTACTCCTAACCAAGCACCGCTAGAGCCACTGGTGAAGCCGGGCGAAGAAGTCACGATTGAAGAGTTGAATAAACGTCAAGCAGAACGGGAAGCCGAACTCTTGAAGCGAGTGTCACACATCAGCAACTTACAAGCCCAACAAGCCTTAGCCATTGAGCGCATTAACCGCGAAGCTAGAGATTTGACTCGAAAATACGCTGAACTAGACCCGCAAAGTGAACACTTTGACAAAGAGCTTTCCGACGTGGTTACGGAAGCGGGCTTGGCTTATGTCAGAGCCAACCCCACCAAGTCGCTTGAAGAATTTGTCGACAAACAAATGAAACTTCACAAACGAGCCGCAACCAGGGAGGCAAGAGCAGAAGAAGCCGAGGTAGCCAAGCAACAGGGCCAATCTGCCATCCGTCCTTCTACAGCCAAACCGGTAGAAAAGAAATTTGAAGACTTAACCCTAGCGGAAATGGAAGCCCAACTAGGTTTTGGTGAATAGCTTGGATTGAAAGGTTGTGAGAATTAAATATGGCACAAATTAACGTAACTGGTGTACTTACCCAGACAATGATGACCTATTATGAACGGGTCTTCCTTGAAAGGGCGAAAGTACAATTAGTAAACGAACAAGGCGCCCAAAAGCGAACCCATCCCCAAAATCAGGGTAAAACCATCAACTTCACCCGCGTGGTTCCTTTAACCGTCAGCACTACCGCTCTTGCCGAGGCTTCAAACCCCTCCGCCTCTGCGATGACTGCTAGTACGGTTTCCGTCACCTTGGCTGAATACGGAGCTGCGACCATCTTCTCCAAACTGTACAACTTCACGTCTATTGATGTGGGCTTGAAGGAAACAGTGGATACCTTTGGACAGAATATGGGTGAGACGATCAACGCGGTGGCTGGTTTAACTCTGGCTTGTGGAACTGCTTTCTATCCCAATGGTAGAAACATCTCTCAAGTTACTACGGGTGATGTGTTGAACGCGTCCGCGATTGTTTACGCCGTACAAGCGATGGAATTACAGCGTACCCCTGTCTACCCCGATGGGTATTACTTGGGAAAAACCACCATCCAGAATAAAGTCTCGTTACTGAAAGATACTACTTGGGTTAATGCCAAGACGTATTCCGATGTTAAAGACCTTTACCGCGGAGAAATGGGTGAACTGTATCAGGTTAGATGGCTTCTAAACGGACAAACCCTGTCCGGCTTAGGGTCAGCTTCTGATGCGGCCTGTACTTCCGTCATGTACTATTCCTATGTTCACGGTGCAAACGCTTTTGGAACTGTCAACCTTGAAGGTGACATGCCCAAACTCTACATCGTGACACAACCGGATAGTGTCAACGTCGCTGGTCGCTTAACCTACGTGTCTTGGGCTGGTGCTTATGCTGCCGTTCGCTTGAACGACAACTGGGTCCACGTCATTAAGGCTGTAGCTGCTTAGTTAATAAGTAGTTGTTTGTCCCCGCTGATCTGTTTGGCGGGGGCAACAAACAGATAACAACTATGTACATCATCGATAGAACCAACCGGAGTTATTCGAGAAGTCTCAACCGCAGTTTCGATTACCACGAGTTAAAAAAGCAGGCCAAAACCAACCCCGATCCTGGGGCTAGGGCTTTGGCCTATCGCGCTATGGAAGATATTAAGTTAGAGAGTAAAGACGTAAAGAATATGCGCGAGGCCTTAATTACCGCCCACCGCCGGGGGGATGAAGCCGAAGTCAGGGATATTCACGACATCGTCAGAAGCAAAAAGAAATACCGCCATGACTGACACCACCTTTCGCACTAGAACCGAAGAAACCCCCGCCACACCGGCTGAGGAAACTAAAGAACGGGTCATGATCCCCGGCGATACAAAGGTTGAGCCACCATTCCTTGACTACGAAAAGGAAAAGGGGCACCCGTTCTTAGTCGATCACTACGAGCTGGGGACTTTATGGAACCGGGGCGACATGTACTCCGAAGCCTTTACCCCAGAAGTGGAGACGATTAACGAATATTTGGAATACGCCATTGGTAAGGGCGATCTTGCCAACACCACCGAATCCATCACGAGTGAACTTAAACGGATTGAAAAGATGATCGGGGTAAGGCCGGACCAAAGAAAGTCGATGCGCATTGGCCTGGTGGCCGAATACGTCAAGTTCTTAATGAAGTCCGAGTATGTCAAAAAGGAGTCAGCCAAGTACGGCATGATTTAATTCCTATGAATAAAGTCTTTTTAACCGGGGGTTCCGGGTTTGTCGGCAAGAGTCTTTTCAAGAGACTACACAAAGTTAAAGACATTTATTTATTTGAGCGAGGTTCTAGCCCGGAGCGCTTAACCGAATACGATCCCGAGGTAGTTTTCCATTGCGCCGGTGAGATTTATGACGAGGAGAAGATGTTTGATTCCAACATTAAATTAACCTACGACTTACTCCAGGCATCGAAGAATTGCAAAAATCTAAAGGCGTTTATCTATATCGGTTCTTCTTCTGAGTATGGGCGCAAACAAAACCCCATGAAAGAGAGTGATTATTTAGACCCAACCAACTTATATGAAGCTTCGAAGGGTGCGGGCAGCCTCCTCTGTCAGGCTTTCGCGCGTGAGTACCATCTTCCGGTGATGGTTGCCCGCCCCTTCTCTCTTTACGGTAAATACGAGCCGGAGCATCGGTTTATCCCCAAGCTGATCCAAGCGGTTAAGGCCGGTTGGGAAATACCCATCGCTCCCGGGGTGCATGACTTTATCCATATCGATGATTTCATTGACGGTTTATTTTTGTTGGTCGAAAAAGGCGTGCCGGGAGAGATTTACAACTTCGGGACGGGGAATCAATTAAGCAATGAGGATGTGGTGGAGATTGTTGAGGGAATAGTGGGTCGGAAACTTATTCGCAAACTCGTACCCAAGATGCACGAATACGATTCCAACTCTTGGGTGTGTGACAACTATAAAGCTCATTTATTGGGATGGGAACCGAAAATTAGCTTTTATGAAGGAATAAGGAGTCTTGTATGAGTTTTGTTGAGCAGCGCATTTTAAAACTATCCAAGAAGCACAACTTATCACACATCGGGTCGTGTTTAATCGCCTCCGGTCCTTTGGATGCAATCTACAAGACCAGAAAGCCAGACGAACCGGTTATTCTCTCCTCTGGACACGCGGGATTGGCTTTGTACTGCGTTTTAGAACAATGGGGCTTTGGGGACGCGGAGAAGCTCTACTTAAAACACGGGACCCACCCTAACAGAGATTTCAAGAACGGAATTTGGTGTTCTACCGGCTCTCTGGGGCATGGTATTGGAATTGCGGTGGGAATGGCTATGGCCAACAAGGATAGATTAGTTTACGTGGTCATGACTGACGGCGAGTGCGCCGAGGGCAGTGTTTGGGAGGCGCTAAGAGTCGCTAGTGACTATCGTATGGAGAATATCCGCTTGGCTGTGGTGTGTAACGGGTATGGCGCATACGGCAAGATAGACACCGATATTTTAGAGGCCAGATTACAGCTCTTTTACCCCTGTGTGGTGGTTAAGGCTAACCTGTTCAACTACCCCGATTGGATTCAAGGACAGGATGG